GGAAGTGCAGTGCCAGAGTACGTCATTGCTAACGTGCCAGACGTAGTGATCGGGCTGCCGGAGACGCTGAAGATGCTAGGGACTGTCGCCGCTACACTAGTCACTGTGCCTGAAGTGGCAGGGGCGGTTGATGACCATGTTGTACCGTTACTTGTCAGCACGTTGCCTGACGTACTGGGTGCAACAAAAGTAGGGGCCGATGCGCCGTTGCCCAAGATGACGTTGTTAGCTGTTAGGGTCGTCAGACTTGTGCCGCCATTGGCTACTGAGACAGTGCCAGCAAGAGTAGAGATAGTTGGGCTTGCCAGAAATACAGCAGCACCAGCTCCGGCCCCATCGGTATACACCATTGCTCTAGTGCCGGTGGCGATTGTAATCTCAGCACCGGAACCCTGTTTAATAATGATGCTCTGACTACCAGCAGCGTTGTTCTCAATGATCCACACCTTAGACACGGTGTTAGGCGCAATGGTCAGGGTGCGAGTAGCAGTAAGGGGTGCTACGGTGGACGTGATCTTGAGGTACATGGAGCGCAAGGTATCAACCGAGCCGTCTGCCATCGTGAAAGTTTCGTTTGCGTCCCCAGCCATGTTCTTAACGCCGTAGCCGAATGCGTCGGTGGCGAAGTCCCAGTTGGAGTTAGTTGTCGTGCCCCAAGTGCCGCTCTCGTCACCTGTGGTGATCTCGGTTAATCTTAGATTGTTTACATATGTGGCCAAGATTTATACTCCTCAAGCTGCTATGTCAACCCAGTTAGGGGTCTGACTATCGTTCACCGTGGTCCATCCAATTATTCTAACTGTTCCTACTGCGCCTGTCCCCGATACCCCGGTAACAACAAGCCCATCGCTAATCTTTAGAACTACCGTGCCTATACTGCCGGTACCACCTACGCCTGTTACAACAAGCCCGTCATTTACGGCTACAACTACGGTGCCTATGGAACCTGTGCCGAATACCCCACTTGCCGCTACGATTCGGTCGTATGCAAGGGTCACTGTTCCGATAGAACCAGTACCCCCAACGCCCGTTATAACAAGCCCGTCATTTACAACAATGACTGTGGTGCCTACTGCGCCTGTGCCGTCTACACCAGTAGGCACAACGGTCCTACCAAATCCTAAAGCAACTGTGCCTATATCCCCAGTGCCTGCAACCCCTGTAGCTACAACGGCTATCCGTGGTACTACACTTCCTATTGACCCTGTTCCTTCCACTCCAGTGGGTATAACCGAGTCGTTAGCTGCTGCGGTGACCGTACCAACCGCGCCTGTGCCTTGGACCCCGGTCGGAACAACACTGCTGTTAATCAGGAAGGCGACAGTGCCAACACTTCCAGTACCCGATACGCCGTCTACCTCATATGCAGGGGCTATGCCCCCAAAGCCGTTGTAGCCCCAAGCACCTTCACCATAACCTTTAGTATAGGTAGTCGCGCTCAAGGCAAAACTCCGTCTTACGCAATTCTAATAATGGCTGTGGCAGCGGCGGCAGCAGGGAACTGCACCGAAAAATCACCGGAACTCACTGTCTGGTCACCACCAAAGCTCAACACCGCGCAAGCTGCGCCAGATGCGGTGCTGTTGTATATCAGTCCACCACATGTAGTGAAACTAGAGGATGACCACGTAGTATCCGCAAAGTCACAAATCGCTGTGGTGCTGTCCGCGACAGGCGTAGCACTTACCAGCGTATTACCCGGCTGGGTATACCCAGTAGCCGTTGCCAACTCATCTGAACCTAAATTTGAATAGTTGGTGGTAGCCGCACCAAAAGTGCCAGAGCCAGACGCGGTTGCTTTAAGTAACGCGAGCTTGAACGTATTACCCGTAGAGGCAGTAAAGTTGTGTACCGCTTTCAGTATTTCTACTTTGAAGCTGGTAGGCATTGCAGTAGTAACGGTAATAGCCATGTTAAATCTCCAGTAATTTTACAAGTTCGGGGTGTCCCGCTTTATTAAAACGGTTCATCAACGTGGTGTTGTGTGATGCAACTGCCTGCTTCATGTATCTCACCAACACCGCACGAAGCTGTTCTTTGTATGCCTCGGCTTGATCCCGCAAAATAGGGTTAGCCGAAACACCAATATAAATAATTTGATCTAACGCCATATTAGCAACTTCTTCTGGGGTAAAGCCCCGCCCAGAGACCATCATTGTTTTTATCTCGCCTAGTAAGGCACCGCCTACGCTGCTTATCATGGACCGGGTGACTCCGATTTAATCGGGATCCTGATCATCCCATCTCTGTACTCGTCACGACGACGACGACCTTGTTGTTCGATGCCCAAGCCTTGTATGGCTTGCTGATAACTTTCAGTAAAATATTTTAACATGTCAGGTGGACCTTTAGTGTAACTATATGCCTGAATCAAACAAGCATAAAGCAACGCTTCGGGTGCGTTTAGACTTACCCACGTCGTGGTGTTAGTCGAGGACAGTTGTGTAGGGCGGTAGATGTAACCAATCTCAGCAGCATAGTTGCTGGTAGGTGTAGGGGCGAGATAGAACGTCGTTTGGTTCCAGACCGAATAGTATTTGGGGATCCCTGTTACGGTGGCATCTGGCCAATACTCTTTCATAAAAGAGGTATCGCGAAAATCCAAAAACACCTGCTTACCGTTCACCGTAATCATCAGGTAGCGGTGCGTCAGGATATTGGATGGAGCCGTCAAGAATTTGTTAGAGGCAGTCAGAGTGCCGCTAGACTCCACCTTGAAAACGTCAAGGTCGATATCCCGTAGCGTTCGGTTCTCGGCCATAGTGATGAAGGTATCTATCACTGCTGCGGAGAACACGTTGCTCCCCACCTCAGTGTAGTTCCTTATGTTCTCAACGAGTTCCGCGTAGGTCATGGCGTGATCACTATGGTTACTGTCCCAACACTACCAACACCCTGTACAGGTCGCTGTGTCGGGAATGGCTGCATGTTATTCGTGTCTGAGGCACTTCCGATACTCTGGAATGCGGAGTAGCCGGGTAATCCAACAAACACCACTACTGGTTCAACTCTGTCCGGACGTGGATCACGGAGTGCAATCGCGTCCCCTCTATACTTTAAGGGAAATAGCTGCGGTTCTTTTGGCTCATAGTCTTCAGGGCATACCATGAAGCCGCGCCAGTTCTTCCGCAGGACACTGTACTCGTACCGCTGACCGCACGTATCGCAGAGGCCAAACGAAAACTTCCCGCTTGCAAATGCCATATCATCTCCCGAAGTCAGGAATGAAGTGAACGCTGGCTGTGTCCCGATCTTCTAATGCCGCTCTTTGGAAATCTTCTTCGTAGATTTGCTTCAACGCAACCACACGGTCAGGCGTGTATTTTAACGCCAGCATATACGCCAAGCCAGAGGCTAGACAAGGGAGGAATCTATAATTAACGTCAGAGGTATTGGTGTAATCACCGGCATCTTGGATACGTCGAATTCTGTAGTAGATAAACGAATACGCTTGGTCGGAGGCGGGGTACACGTAAACCAGTGTGGGGTTCGACCGCTGCACGTAGTACTGCGCGGGTCGCGCCTGCGTGAGCTTGTTCGGCAGGTTTAGATACTCTTCACGGCTAATCCGATCCATCGAAATGTCTTGTTGCTGACCTCCCGTTGTTAACCGAATAACGGCTGACAACACGTTGATGGTGTCGCTCGCTAACGTAAGCTCACGGGATCCTTGTACTAGGGCATAGGTAGCTTGCTCAATTGTCCACAGGTTTAACCCGCGATTAGCCCAATCTAGAAACAACAGGTTGAGCGACCGACGTGCGCTGGAGAGCTGATAACCGTTGGTCATCCGCATCCCGCAACGCTCGAACGCTTCCTCGACGAGGTCGTCGATGGACAGCGTAAAGTCGGTCGTCCCTGAAGTTGCCATTACGCACAGCCGCCTTTACGCATGGTTCTTTTTTTAGCCATGCCACCGTGGCCCATCATTTTTCCAGCCATGCCACCGTAATTCATTTTCTTAGCCATGCCACCTTTTGCTTTACCTAACCGCGCTTCCATCTCTTTAGCAGTTAGCTTGCGCTTTGGAGCTGCACGGCCTTCTGGAGGAGGCGTAGTGCCTCTAAGTGCGTCAGGGTTTATTGCGTCAGTTGGACGAGGTGTGCTTAATCCCAATCGTGCGTTACGCAGTTCAGCAGGCAGACGAGTGGGTCTGGTGAGCTTCTCACCAACTTCACCACCTTTAGCCATGACTTTTTCGCCCATCGCCATGCGCTTGTGCTGGTTAATTTCACCGCCTTTAGCCAGCATTGGAATGCCAGTAGACTTGCTGGGGGTGCTTTGCATTTTATTTTTAGATCCTGAACTTACTGCTCCGCCACCTTGAGTAGCGGCTCCCATTCCACGTCCAGCCATGTCAATCACCTCTCAGTTGTTAGCATTTCCACCGTTTACGCGCTTGTCGTAAACGACTATTAGGGTCTTTTGCTGCTTTTGGAAACTGTGCCGCCTGTCCCGCAGAACGCGCACAATACGACTTTCTTCTCTTCGCCTCTGCTGGGGACGGTTTATCGGCAGTAACGGCAGTTTTTAACTTGCTGCCGGGATTAGCCTTACGATAAGCCTTTACCCCTTTCTCCGTCATGCCTGCGCCCGACTTTGTAGGCCGGAAATTGCCAGACTTAACAGAGGTCTTAATGTCCATTACCTAAATCCCGCTGTTTTCTTTGCAATCTTTTTGGGTTGCGCTACAAACTGTTTCCCTGCTTTTTTGCCAGCCCGCTTCGCCTTTGTCGTCGCGGCGTACTCAGCGGCACTAAGGTTTTCAATCGCGGCTTTTGGCAAATACCTTTCGCCCGTTTTACTGGACGGCTTGCCGCTTTTAGTTGTCCATTTCTGATCGCCCCAATCTTTCAGGGATTTCTGGGGAGCTTTCAATCTCGGTAGCCTCCGCCAGCAGCCTTATATTTTTTTGCAACTAATTGTGCTTTTCTCGCGCTCCATTTTCCAGCACCAGTACCCTGCGTTGCCGAAGCCATTACTTGAGCCACAATCTTTTTGCGGAGAGTAGGTTTCGTGTAATTACCCGCAGCGTTTACTTTGCTTTTCTTGGGTGGAGTCTTAGCCATTACACCGCCGCGCCGCCTTCAAACAACAGTGTGACACTGGTCACCTCTGCACTCGAAACGTCAATGTATATGCCTGTTTTAAACAGAATACCGATATCTGGTATGGTCACATTCGTTCCACCTGCCGCCGCAGGCGTGACAATCGTAAGCGTTATTGCGCCGCCGGAAGTCGTGCCGTCTCTAAGCACAAAGGAAGCCCCCGTGGCAGTATGGGTGAAGTACAACCCCACCAATCTGCTACGCCCAACAACCGCAGAGGCATCTGCGGTCTTGGTGACCGATTGAATATTACTGAAGCTCATTTTTTTATTTCCTCTTCAACGGAGCTATTAGCAGTCGGAATTGCATTAAGCCAGTACTGACATTCCTGCATAGCCCCAGCGATGGCATTTAGATTTGCTTCCATTTGCCGCCTCTGAACCTCTAACGCTTCAAGGCGTTCTTTAAGGTCTAACTCAATCATTGAGTTGAGAACACTTGGATGTAACGAATAGCACCGTTGATCAGAACGCGCAACGAACCAGAAGAAGTGGTAGGCGTGTTGGTGCAAAACAATACATTGCCTGATGCGCCTGTGCTGACCGTAGAAGTGCTACGACCAATGTCAAACAAATTCAACACGCCAAGACTGTTTTGTGCGTCGTCACCAAAACCAATAAAGGCTGTTGGCCTTACACCCCTAGAACCAGAGAACGATGTAAAGTCAAACACACCGCCATAAGTAGCTCCTGTGTTTGTGCTTGCGCCCATGTCTACAACACCCATCAAAGCAGTATTAAGACCTGTGATTACAGTG